TACCAAAGGTAACTTTTGATCGCCGGTCATTAAAGATCGGCATACGTGGATCATTTTCTCGCATAAGATTGTTGTCCACAGACTGCATTTGCGCACCTGCTTGCTGACTATAGTAGTCATTACGCTGTGCGACTAGCTCGTCTGGTGCCTTACATAGCATTAGCCCGCCTATCACTACATTATCTTTGAAACGCTCGTTCTCAACAGATACAAGTGTGATTTCTGGGTGATCCGATGCTCTTACAGGTTCCCAACCTTCGCGGATTTTTGAGGAGACGTTTGTGGCGTCTACATTACCAGCCATACTAGTGCGAATCCAACGGAACGTGTATCCCTCCTGCGGATGCGGGGAAGGCAAGACTTCTGGACGTTGCCATGTAGCCTTGTGTACAGTTTTCTCGCGGGTCGTATCTTCTCGGTTAATTCTGTTATCAGCCATTATACTTTCCTCATCTCTTCAGCAACCTTTTTGGCGTATAGTTCTAGCGGTACTCCCAATTTCTTAGCGATGGCGACCTGTGTTTGCGTTAATGTGACCTTCTTAGGGGTCGTGCTCCGCGAAGCGGGTGCAACCACGTTGGACTTTCGCTTAGACTTTGGTTCGTCCTCTAAAGTGCCTTCAAATTTCTCTGGAAACACTTTCTGCATACGAGAATCAATAGTCTCGTAGTATTCGTCACTTGTGGGATCTACACCATTCGCTACTAGCTCTTCGTGTACTCCCAAAGCATAACCTGTCATAGCTTTATCAGTATTGAACCATGTGTTTTCTTCGGCCCAAGCACTTGCTCTAGTGTCAACAGGTTTACGTGTGGGTATTTTTACATCATCTGTGGTGTCTTGTAAAGTATCCCGTTTAAAATTATTTACTTTATCTGCCTTTAACGTAGCAGCATTTAACTTCTCCTGCGCTTCAACCAACTTGTCGGCATCACCTGCTTCGTACGCATTCTTGTACGCACGCTTAGCTGCCATAGTTTCTAAGGCGGCTTGTTTCTTGGCTTGCTCTAACAATACTTCTTGGTTTTTATCGACAGTGCCCTTTAGCTTCTTGTTTTCATCTACAAGTTGCTGGGCCACACGTTCTAGCTCTTGACGCTCACGTTCGGCGGCTTCTTTTGCTCTGCGCTCGTCGTGATAGCCCTTACTAAAGTGCTTGATGCGATTACGAACCTTCTCAGAGTAGTCTTCTAACTCTTCGTCGGTAACGTCTGCGGGAGGCTCTGATGCTTTACGCTTACGATCTGCCTTGGGAGTATCATCTACTACCTCAATCTCGATCTCAGACTCTTTTTCTTCTTTCTTTGGTTTCTTCACTTCTTCAGCACTGGAGGTCTCGATCTCAATCTCGGGGGACTCCTCCTTCTTTTCGTGCGGAAACGAATACTCTACGGGTTGAAACGCCATAATTTACTCCTATGATGCTCGTGTTAATTCACGGGGGTCTGCTACAACGGCCTCGATAGAATCGTCATTCATGAGACGATACTCTACGCCGCGAACTTTAAAACGTGTGCCGGTATTGGCACGGAAAATTACATGATCGCCTACTTCGCACCATGCTCCAGTCGGAAAACGATCTTCGTCAGCATAGGCACTTTGGCCCATAGCAATAACTTCGCCGCTAATCGACAGGATCTGTTCGTGCTTTTGATCTTGGGTGGACTTGATAATCCCACTATCACCGTAGGTTTCTTTTACTTCGGGGAGTTGTACTAACACCCTATAGCCCACTGGTTGGGGCAGTTTACTAATATCAGTCATCATCTTCTTCCATATATCTGCGCGAAAGGTCGGTTACTGCTGTTACACTGGCTTCTAGACCTCGAATTAAGCCAACCACTTCTCGGTATTCAGAATGGTTCTGACACGCACCACCGGTTAGGTGTTTTTGTGCAGACTCTATCTGCTCTCCAAGTTGTTTATTTAGCACGTCAAAGACGGTATTACCCATTTTTTAGTCCTTCTTTTTGTTCGCCTCCATCTTGGCCTTGCCTAACTCTAAATCAAGTTTGGTGTTTGCGACCTTTCTATCGGCGGCTAGTTTTGCACCCGCTTTCTGGGCGTCGATTTGCAGCTCTTGTTGCTTGAGCTGGAGTTCAGCCTGATCCATCTGAGCATCGGACTGTTGTGCTTGAGCCTTGAGTTGCAGCTCTTGCATTTTGATTTGCGCATCGGTCTGGTCTTTCTGGCCCTTGCGCTGTACTTCTGCCTGCTTAATCTGTAGCTCCTGCTGCTGGAGCTGGATGAGAGGATCTTGGGCTTGCTGCTGTGCCTGCTGTTGTGCGGCCTGCGTCTTGTGTTCCTGAGAAACCTGTCCACCAGCGTTAGCTTGGAGTCTGGACAGTTGTACTTCGATCTCTGGAGGTAGCTCCTCGTTTGGCTTAGGTAGCTTAACGCCGAGCTTGTCTTCCAGTTGCTTACGGTATCTAAACCCTACGTGCTCCGCGATATGCGCCTGCAATGCAGCCATAATCTGCTGTGCCTGTGGGTTCTGACCTATAGTTTGTGCTACCTGTGGATCTTGCATAAATGCCTGATGCGTAGCGATGTGTGCTTCGTGGTCTTGCTCTATAAAGGCTTTTATAGGGGTACCAGTTAGCGCGTTCATGTTCTCGCTTACGGGGTCAGTCAAGTTAATGTCATCATCCGTAGGTACTAGCTTCTCTGCGTTCTTGATGCCCAGAACTTCGAGCATCTGACGGTGCAACTGTGGTAGGTCGTAAATCTGCGGGGTCTTCTCCGCCATCTGTAGGGCTGCCTGATACTGTACAACGCGTTGTGCCATTGTAGAGCTGTTAGGGTCGCTTACAGGGATTACGTCCACCATAGCGTAGTCTGACTGACGTGCTGTTACTTCGCCTCTAGTAGGCTCGTAAGAGTACTCAGTGGGTGCTTCCTCTGCCATGATAGCTTTGAGCATCTTAAACTCTAGCTTCATAGCGAAGTGAACTCGTGCTTGCACTGCTGCCATAGGCTTCAGCGTGCGCTCCAACAGGGCTAGCGTAGTGCCCACGGGGGCATTGGCTGACATGTCAGAGATATTCATATCTGCGATGGCGCCTAGTCTGCGGCCTTCGTTAGTAATCTTCTCCAGAAGAGCCAGTAGGGTCTGGCTAGGCTCTTTATAAGGAAGAGTCATAATGTTGTCGCGGATGCTACCTGATGGCACATCTACGTCTTTAAACTCACCCGGTTCGATTGGAGAGTCGTCACCTTTAATACGTAAACCACGAGACTTTAAGCCGCCCGGTAAGTTGGAAAGCGTACCAGCGTCCACCAATTGACGTATGATCGACGTTCCGGCTTTAGCGTACCCCCCTACTATATGTATCAGTCCAAGGCCGTAGAAGCCAAATCCGGGCACATATACGTAATGTACGAAGTGTTGACGCTTCATAGCAAGGGTATCACCTTGCTCGTAGTTACGACGGATAGCTAGGATTTCTCCAGTGCCACGCTCAATAGTAACTACGTAAGGCTTAGCAAGCCCGTCTTCTTCAGAATCACCAGCGCCGTCAATAATGAGGTCTGCGTGGATCTCCATCAATGTGTATCGGTCGTCCTCACTAAGTGTAAAGCCACCGTCTTCTGCCTTGGCTGTCTCGATGTCAGAGTGGTAGGCAACTGGCTCTCCAAGCTCGATGTCACGATAGAAGCCACTAACTTGTAGCTTACGAACTTCGTTCTTGGTTTTACGCATCACATGGGTAACACGTTCGGCAGTTTCAATGTTAGACGCGCCGTAAGGCACGATAACGTCTTCTGCGGGGATATAGAGAGCACACTGGCGTCCCATATTAGGGTCGAAGTAAACCTTCTTAAACGCCGATCCTGCGAGTCCTAAGCTGTATAGCATTCTTTCATGCTCAGAACGATACTCGACCATGCGCTCTGTAAGCTCGTAGTTCATGTCCGCTCGGACACGCTCTGCGGCCTCAGTCTTCTCTTTAGTCTCTGAACCTAGAATCTTTACCTTAACAGGGCCAGCGGCAGGGAAAGTCTCACTCATAGTCTCTGCTTGGAACCGGATAGCTGCTTCTGCCAATACAGTAGAAGTCACGCCACAAGCGCCTTCCCAAGGACTGGTGCGCTCTTCGGTCTTGAATCCGAGAACATCTAACCCTTTAACATAAGCCTCTGCCCAGTCTTTACGGCTCTGTTCGTCAGCGTCTATAAGTCCTAACAGCTCGTCTGCTAGAACGCCCAGCTCTTGGTCATCAAGCTCTTCGGCTAAGTTAGACTCAAACGAGCCGGGGGCTACTTCACCGGGGATAATAGTAACTTCAACAGAACCATCATCCAGAGTAACCATCTCGGGATCTACAATCTCGATCTCTAGCTCGCCAGTGCCCTCTTCAAGCACCTCTGCTTCTTCCTCAATGCCCGCTGGGGCTGCGTATAAACCTTTCTCAATAGCCATCTAATTTGCCCTTAGTAATAGCCGCCCCTGCGGTTCGACTTAAAATATTTTTCGTCTTCTGGTTCGTCAGAGGGTAATCGTATGAACCCACCCTGTCTGAACCGCATTAACGCCATAACTGTGGTATCCACCAAGTCATCGTGACTCATGAACGGAAACCCAGCTATTTCTTCAATAACTTCTTCACCCCAACGTGTTGGTGGTACCCATACTAACCCAGACTGTACAATGTCGGATACAGCATTTAGACGTGCCAGCTTATCTCCAGACCCTCTATGCGGGGTGTACTCTGACACTGGTAGTCCCATACGGCGCATCTCTTGGTACAGCGCCACACCAGAACTCTTTTTCTCTACTATAAATGCGTCAGGTTCCCAATCTTCGTATTCCTGAAAAGCTAGTTCTTTTAGCTCATGGAACTCTATACGCTTTTTTATGCTATTTAGCAAGATGATATTATACGCTGAAGTCTCCTCATTAAGAAACACCCCCCACGTAGTTAGTGCTGTAAAGTCAGCTCTGTTGTGTTTTTCTGCCGCGGCATCAAGCGTCATTATAATGTACTCACAAAGCGGAGCAGACTCAGAGTCCCATATATTCCACCATTCTCGCTTCACTATAGCGGCTTCTTCGGCGGTCGGTTGTTGCTGGTACTGTGCGTTCCACTGGAACACAGGCATAGACGCTTTGGTGCGTTCTAGTGCATCTAAGTCAAAAAACTCAGGCCAGAGTGGCTTTTCAGTAATTTCTCCGGTGTCATTCTCTATTTCAAGTATTGCGGGGAACTCTACTACTTCAAACTGGTCAGAACGATCATTATTTGTCATATCCTTAACTACACGGCCTGTCAGGTCGTCCATATGCCACCTAGTCTGGATAATCGCTACAGCGCCACCGGGCATCAATCGTGTACGAGCACCAAACGTATACCACTCATACGCCTTCTCAAACACAATAAAGTTGCCGTTAATCACATCCTGCTCCGAATGTGGGTCATCTACGAGCAACAGGTGGGCACCACGACCCGCCAGTGCTGAACCAACACCACACGCGTAGTATTCGCCTCCAGCGCTAGTATTCCACCTACCAGCGGACTTAGAGTCCTTTGCGAGGGCCACAGTAGGGAAAATAGCCTTAAATTGGGGGTCAGAGATCAAATTTCGTACTTTTCGACCGAAATCTACCGCTAAATCAGTCGTATGCGACACCATCATGACCTTCTTGTCGGGGTTACGACCTAGATACCATGCTGGGAAAAAGATAGATACAAGCTGCGATTTACCGTGTCTAGGGGGTATATTTACGCATACACGGTCTTTATCCCCCCTTTCTACCGCCATTAGCATGTCCGCTAGTATCCTATGATGCTTACCAACGATAAAATCGGGCATCATATGCTTACAAAAGGCGATTAAATCGTCATATGCGGTCTGTATGTCGGCTTTATCAGCCAGTGCATCGACGAGTTTGTGGATTTCTACCACTTCTTCGTCTGAAAACGAGTCTAAATTGTCCAGCATCTGCTGGATCTCGCCCTCAGAAAAGTCCTGTACAGGATTCTGTACTGACACATTAGTCATGTATGGTGTATCCAGACTCAGTTACGATGACCACACGCGCCCCACACGACAAAATCGGCTTGTCGTCGGTGCTTTGTAGCACTTCACACGGCCCATCTACGGTCACAGACCGACAATACTGGTTCTCTCGGCCTGTTTTTACGGTAATTACCGGCTCATTCGTCCCATTTTTCAGGTTTGCGCGTATTTTGTGCTGATTCACGTGGATATATGTCTTAGTCATCGTCGTATACCTCGTCTGTTAGCCCCATTTCGGCGTCCACATCTATAGCTTCACCGTTAATTTCTACTATCTCGGCGTCTTCGGCGGCTTCTTGGGGTGGGTTTACCAGTCTTTCGAGCTTTTGGCGTAGTTTTTGCTTCAATTCGTCGCTAGTTTGGTGTGTAACGGTGACTTCTGTCTTCTCTGCGAACAATCCTACGTCCGAAATCTTACCCAGAAGCTCTAATGCACGTAATCTTACCTTAGCATCAGGGTTCTCGGTCTCTAAAAGTAGCTTGTTTGTCACCAAATGGCGTACATGAGTAGCCGATTGGACTACAGATTGCCCAAATTCCTTCAAAATGTTGTTTGTAAGTACCAAAGAGGCGGGTGTAAGGGTAGCTGCCTTAGTCTCGGTGATGGTTTTGGAGGTTTTTTCAGGGTCGTCGGCATACGCAACGGCGATTTTAGCCGCTACATCTCTGTCTTCTTTCTGCGGGTCTAGTTCTAGACCGTATTGCTCCAGCTCTTCTGCTGTAGCTGCTGCCGCTGCAATGCGTTTTTCCGCATTCATACGGGTTTTCTTCGCAGGAACTGGGACTCCCAGCTCTGGTTTTACCTTAATAGTCATTTTGTAGTCGCAGGTTGTTAAACCGGAGGTGTCTTTATATCAACAGCTTGGGGTGAGAGTCAAGTCATATCATTTATGGTATAGAAACTATACCTTTTCATCATTTTTAATCATATCTGATCGTTTATATAATGCAGGTAAGCGGGCAAAAGCGTATAATCCCGCTCCCTTTTTTTCCTGTTCAACAATTTTTACCGTCGTGAGGTACCAGAAGTGATTATGTCGTCTGTTTTCGTGCTATCTGCCTGTGCAGTAGTGCTGATCGGGTTAGCTGTCATCGCCGCAGACCAACCCTTTAAGTAAGTCTATCCCCTCTACCATCTTGGTAGTAGTGAATGTTTTTGGTGTAATTTGTATAGATCTTTTTGTGCCTACCTGCTCTGCGGTCTCTACTATGAATCTCTCTTGGTCGAGCGCCAAGTATATAGTGAAGTCCGCTTTCTTGGCGGTGGTGAGACAGAATCCGTATACCCATCTAGTGAGTCCACTCTTAATTCGCCGATCTTTTCTGCGAAAGGGAGCCGTCGCCGATTTCACCTGCACGGTGAACATCTTACCATTCTCTAACTGACACCAAAGGTCTGAGCCGTCTAGGTCAACGTGGTGACATTGTATACCGTTCCTCTCTAGCACATATGCTACGAAGAACTCGCCTGCTCGTCCTACCTTACTAGAATCCAAAGCCGCTCCCATACGTATCTGTATAGTTCTTAGATCACCATAACACAAAATTTTTTCTACGTGCAATACAAAAAGAGGTGGGGGGTGTTCCTATATAGAGGGGGTGGGGGTCGGTTTTGAGAAAAATACACAACATTTGTGAATATTAGTAATACATAGCACGCGCAGGAGTCCCAGACTGCAAGGCGGGCATGGGGGGTGGGTAGGGTCGCGTCATGTGACATTGTCACATAGTGCCATATAGTGACGTTTAATATCATATGACCGGATTTATCCCTTTACGTGATAACGTGTTTCTGTATAATG